TGGCCGAGCGCATCGGCCAGCTCGTGCCGGTGAATTTCATCGCGGTGGAGAAGAAGGAGCCCTTCCGCTGCGGCACGTGGCTGCTCTCGCCGGAGACGCTTGATCACTGCGCCCGCGAGAACGAGGCGGCCATCGGGCGCCTGAAGGAGTGCCGGCGGCTGGGCTCATGGCCCACCGGCTACGAGGAGGTCCGCGTCTTCGACGCGATCTGACGAAGCTCCATCGCCGCGTGCGGGAGTGCATGTCTCCGGCACGGTGTTCCCGGATCGGCCTCTGACAGGCGCGAGCGCGGCAAGGCGGGTGCGGCAGTTCGGCAGGTTCGACTCCTGCCCCCGCCCATGGCTGGCCAGCCAACGGACATCGGAATCTTTAACTCGAACACGAAAGGAAAACCAAGAATGCCGCTTCCGACTGAAGTTCTGAACCAGGCGCACGTCCGCGCCCCCAAGGGCATCGTCTACGGCCCGCCGGGGGTCGGAAAGACGACCTTCGGCGCCAACACCCACAAGCCGCTGATCGTCGATTGCGAAAACGGCGCCGCCCACATGCGGTGCGACCGCACCCCGTACCTGTCCAACTGGCCGGCCATCCGCTCGTGGCTCGACGCCCTGGCCGCCGGTGACCACGGCTACGGCACTGTCGTCATCGACTCGGTGGACTGGCTGCTCCGCCGGCTCGAGGAGCACGTCTCGGGCGTCGACGGCGACGAGCGCAAGATGTCGCAGACCATGAACCGCTCCCACGGCGGTTACGGCAACGGCAAGCAGGTGCTGAAGAACTACGTCTACCAGTACTTGCTTCCGATGCTGGACAGGATCGTCAACTCCGGCGTGGCCGTGGTGTTGTTGGCGCACGCCACACGGCACGAGGTCACGAGCATCGACGGCGTGACGGTCGAGAAATCCTCCCCCGACATCCACGCGGACCTGGTCAACACGATGATCGAGTGGTCCGACTTCGTGGCCGCGGCGCGGATCAACGTCAACGGCGTCCGCGAGATGATTCTGTGCGAGTCGCCCCAGCAGCTTGCCAAGAACCGCTACGGCATCACGGCCCCGCTGATGCTGGACTGGGACGCCCTGATGGGCGAGATCGTCAAGTCCCAGCCCGCCGCGCCCCAGCAGAACGACACCGGCGCCGCTACCGCCGCCCCCGAAACCCAAACCCAAACCGAAGGAGTGAATCGCAATGCCTAATCTCAATGGATTTGACGCCAACAACGTGGAGCCCGTCCCGAGTTTCGACCCGATCCCGGCCGGCCAGTACCTCGCGATGATCGTGGCCTCCGAGGAGAAGACCAGCAGCAAGGGCAACCAGTTCCTCAGCCTGGAACTGGAGGTCCTGGACGGCCAGTACAAGGGCCGCAAGCTGTGGGTGAACCTGAACCTCAGCCACCCCAACCCCGAGACGGTGAAGTTCGCCCGGGTTGAGCTGGCTTCGATCTGCAAGGCCATCGGCGTCCTCAAGCCGACTGACAGCGTGCAGCTTCACAACCTGCCCATGCTGATCACGGTCAAGTGCGTCAATCGCAAGGACACGGGCGAGCTCCAGAACCGCATCAAGAGCTACGCGCCCAAGGCCGCCGCGCAGGGCCAACCCCAGCAGGCCCCGGCCGGCAGCACCACGCCGCCGTGGAGGCGCGGATGATCACGCTGGAACTGCCATACCCGCCCAGCGTGAACCGCTACTACCGCCACGTGGGCTTTCGCACGCTCATCAGCCGCGAGGGTCGCGCATACCGCCGTCTGGTGTGCGCGATCCTCCGGCGGGCGGGCGTCCGTCCGCTGGAGGGCACGCTGGCGGTCGGCCTGGACCTGTATCCGCCCGACGGCCGGCGGCGCGACTGTGACAACGTGCTCAAGGCCCTGCTGGACGCGATGCAGTACGGCGGCATGTACGGCGATGACAGCCAGATCAAGAAGCTGCTGGTCGTCATGCGTCAGCAGATCGTGCCGGGCGGCAGGGCCACCGTCGCCGTGATGCAACTTGAACCCTCAACCCTCAAGGACATTCAACATGAACTGGTTTAGCTACCGCGAACAGCAAGGCAACTGGCAGAACGAGGTCGTCCTGCTGTTCGACGCGGCGGACAGGGACGATCCGTTCCTGAAGTTCCGCAGCGAGCAGTATCGCAAGGCCGGCAAGACAGCCCGCCTGATTCCGCTGCGGACGCCGGCATCCCGCAATTCCCCAGCTAAGGAATTCCATCATGAAGTTACCGCTTAAGAAGATTCGCCTGGACGGCGGGACTCAGACGCGAGCCCGCATCCACGAAGGAATCATCGAAGATTACGCCGAGGACATGAAGTCCGGCGCGCCCTTCCCGCCGCTGATCGTCTTCCACGACGGCAAGGACCACTGGCTGGCCGACGGCTTCCATCGCTGGGGCGCCGCGATGGCCCTGAAGCTCGACTCCATCGAGTGCGAGATTCGCCAGGGCACGCTCAAGGATGCCCAGTGGTACAGTTTCTCGGCCAACAAGACCAACGGCATGCGCCGCACGAACGACGACAAGGTGCGGGCGGCCAAGGCGGCCCTGCGCCATAGCGCCGACAGGAGCGATACGGAGATCGCCGAGCATGTTGGCGTAGCCGTGTCGATGGTGTGCAAGTATCGCGCGGCATTGGAAGAGGCCGGCGAGATCAGGAAAGACGCGCATCTATTCTCCGAGAATAGATGCGCGTCCGAAGCCGATGCCCATGACGCCGAGCCCGGGCACCCCGCCCGCGTCGTCACCCGCAAGGGCAAGACCTACCAGATGAAGGTCGGCCAGATCGGCCGCGCCAAGAAGCCGAACCGAAAGAAGCGCAATCCCAACGTCTCCGCCCCCGTCCGCGCCGGGGAGCCGCTGCCCGCCAAAACACCCGTCGAGCTTCCGCACGACCCGGTATGGGCCGCCAAGACGCTCGTCAGCGTGTTTGACCGCACGTTCCTGAAGTCTCTGGTTTCCGAACTGACCCTCTTGATTGAAGGAGAGAAGCAATGACCCAGGCCGTAAGCCAACCTGTTCTCAGCGTGATGAACGCGGTCAAGATGACCGTCACCCCTGATCGGGCCTTCGAATGGCTGGAGAGAGCCAATAACCGCAATCGCGCGGTCTCGCAGGCCGTCGTGCAGCGCTACGCCCGCGACATGAAGGCCGGCAACTGGCGATTGTCCCACCAGGGCATTGCCTTTGACGTCAACGGCATCCTCCTGGACGGCCAGCACCGGCTGTGGGCGGTCGTCGAGGCGAATGTCCCCGTTGAAATGTTCGTCTGGACGAACGTTCCGGCCGATACCCGCCAGATCATCGACGGCGGCCGAGGCCGGACTCTGGTCGACCGTCTCCAGTTTGTCGACGGCTGCGGCCAGGTGAACAAGGACTCGGTCGCGGTGCTGCGCGTTCTGCTGGGCGGCACCAGGTCGTTGCCTATGACAGCCGACGAAGCAACCGCCGGCCTGCAGGAGCACGGCCAGGCCATCGCCTTTGCGATGGCGAACCTGCCCCACATGGAACCGCAGGGCATCGCGACCTCCGAGGTCCGCGCGATAGTCGCCCGGGCCTGGTACTGCGCGAGCGACCTTGGTCGCCTGGAACGGTTCTGTCGCGTGTTGCGGACGTCCGTGGCAGTTGATGATGGCGACAAGACCGTAATTCTCCTGAGGAACTTCCTCACCAAACACCTCGGTCGCCACCGCGACACCCGTGCCATTCGATACGCCAAGACCGAACGGGCGCTTGCCTCGTTCCTGCGGGGACAAGCCGCCCTCAGCAAGCTGTACGGAAGTGCGGACGAACTGTTCCCCTTGCCCACCGAGACGAAGGGAACCGCCGCCTGATGATCGCCCTTCGCCCATACCAGTCCACCGCCGTGGAGGCGGTATACCGCCACCTGAGGGATCACGACGACAATCCCGTCGTCGTGATCCCCACCGGTGGTGGGAAAACTCCAGTGATGGCGACCATCTGCGATGACGCCGTGCGCAAGTGGGACGGCCGGGTGTTGGTGCTGGCCCACGTGAAGGAACTGCTGGAACAGACGGCCGGGACGCTCCAGCGGATGGCCGGCGATCTGGACATCGGCGTCTACTCCGCCGGTCTGGGTAAGCGCGACACGGAGCACAGCGTCATCGTCGCGGGCATCCAGTCGGTCTACAAACGGGCCGGCGAACTCTTCGACGAGAAGGCCTTTGACATTATTCTTATAGATGAAGCCCACATGATCCCGCCCGAGGGGGACGGGATGTACCGGGCGTTCCTGGCGGATGCCAGGAAGATCAATCCCCATGTCCGCACCATCGGTCTGACGGCAACGCCGTTCCGAATGACCAGCGGGTCGATCTGCCAGGTGGACCACTTCCTCAATCGCATCTGCTACGAGGTCGGCGTCAAGGAACTGATCCGCGACGGCTACCTGTGCCCGCTCCGAACAAAGGCGGGCATTGTCCGGGCCGATACCAGCAATCTGCACATCCGTGGCGGGGAGTTCATTGCGGGCGAAGTGGAAGACCTGATGGATAAGGACGCCCTCGTCCGCGCCGCATGCGCGGAGATCGTGCAGCAGACGCAGGACCGGCAGAGCGTCCTGATCTTCGCCAGCGGCATTCAGCACGGCCTGCACATCGTGGAGAACCTGCGCGGTGAGCATGGCGTGGAGTGCGGCTTCGTCTGCGGGGATACCCCGGCCGCCGAGCGCGACCGGCTGATCGGCCGCTTCCGGCGTCAGGACGCCAAGGGCCTCTTCGGCGACAACCGCCCGCTGAAGTACCTCTGCAACGTCAACGTCCTGACGACCGGTTTCGACGCGCCCAACGTGGACTGCATCGCCATGCTGCGCCCGACCATGTCGCCGGGCCTCTATTACCAGATGGTCGGTCGCGGCTTCCGCCTCTGTGAAGGCAAGCAGGACTGCCTTGTCCTGGATTTCGGCGGCAACGTCATGCGTCACGGGCCCGTGGACGATCTCCGCGTCACCGAACCCGGCAGCGGCAACGGCGAGGCGCCGGCCAAGGAATGCCCGCAGTGTCACGCCGTCATTCACGCCGCCTACGCGAACTGCCCCGAGTGCGGGCAGGCATTCCCGCCGCCGGAGCGTCAGCAGCATGACGCCGAAGCGTCCACCGAGGGCGTGCTGTCGGGCCAGGAGACGGTGACTGAGTACCCCGTCCAGGACATCCATTACGGCGTTCACGTCAAGCGAGACGCCCCGGAGGACGCCCCGCGCACGATGCGGGTCGAGTACCGCATCGGCTGGAACAAGTACATCTCCGAGTGGGTCTGCCTTGAGCACACCGGCTACGCCCGCGCCAAGGCCGAGGCTTGGTGGCGGCAGCGGTCCAACGACCCCGTGCCCGCATCCATCGAGGAAGCGGTCGAGCTGGCAGAGGCCGGAAGCCTCGCGCCCGTCACCGCCGTGCAGGTTCGCCACGTCGCCGGGCAGCCTTACGATCGGATCATCGGCTATCAGCTTGGCGAAAAGCCCCCTGCGAGCACCGGCGGCGACGTGAGCGGGCCCGAGCCTGAATACCCGCCGGCCTTACCGGAAGATGAGATTCCATTCTGAGGAAGGGACAGCGTGTGAAAGACCGCGAGAACATGAATGATGACGAATTCTGCCCCGGCTACGGCAACTGCGCCCACGTGCAGTGGCCCAACGGTCGCGTGGGCGCCTGCCGCATTTGCATCGAGCATCCCGGGCGGCCCCGCCCGCCCGTCAAGGGTCGAGGGTCGGTCACCATCTGCAAGATCATCGAGGGGCGACCATGAATCGCAACCCCAACATCACCGACGTCGACCTTGCCACGGCCAGGCAGGTGCGAAAGCTCCTGCTGGCGATGCTCGCCCTCCCCGTGGGCCCGCTGGAACATGCTGTTCAGCTCGCCCATGAGTCCACGAGCTCTCAGAAGGACGATCCGCCGGAGATCTTCGAGGCGGCGGGCGTGACGCGCCAGGCCCTGCGGATGTTCTGGCACTTCCGATGCAACATCGAGGCAGTAATGCCGGAGGAGGCCCGCGGGTGATACTGCCGGCGGCGACATCTTATCTCCGCGCCGGCCTGTGCGTCCTGCCCGCGATCCTGGACGAGAAACGCCCGGCGGTGGGCAGCTGGAAGGCGTACCAGCAATGCCTGCCGGCCGGGGCGCAAATCGCCCAGTGGTTCTCGACAGCAACCGCCTGCTGCCTGCTGACGGGCAGCGTCTCGGGCAACCTGGAGATGATCGACTTTGACGCCGGAGGCGCCCTGTTTGACCGATGGGCCGCCCTGGTGGAAGAGCAGGCCCCCGGGCTGCTCTCGCGAATGGTGATCGAACGCAGTCGTCGCGGCGGCAAGCACGTCGTCTACCGCTGTCGGTCCGCCGTCTGCGGCAACCTGAAACTCGCCCAGCGGGAGATTGACGGCGGCCGCCCCGAGACCCTGATCGAGACCCGTGGTGAAGGCGGGCTGTTCCTGTGCGCGCCGTCGCCGGGTTACGAGCTTCTTCAGGGCGATCTGGCCGCGCCGCCGGTGATCGAGGATGCCGAGCGGGACGTCCTGCTGTCGGCCGCATGGTCGCTGAACGAGTGCTGGAAGCGGCAGGATTCATCGCCCATGGTGGCGGCCGTCGCCGGGCGGCCCGGTGACGACTTTAACGACCGGGGCGACGTGCGGGAACTGCTCCAACGGCACGGCTGGACACTGGCCCGTTCCGGCGAGAACGAGTACTGGCGTCGGCCGGGCAAGGATTCCGGCTCCAGCGCCACGCTCAAGGACCGCGTCTTCTACGTCTTCTCCTCCAACGCGGCGCCCTTTGAGCCCCAGCGTGCATACGCGCCGTTCACGGTGTATGCGCTTCTGGAGCACGGCGGGGACTACGCTGTTGCGGCCGCGGCGCTGCGAGCAAAGGGATTCGGACAATCACCTGAGGCAACCGGCGTCGATCTATCGGCCTTCAGTTCGTCAACCGCTTCCGCTGACACGGACTATCCGGCCAACGACGAGGAAACCTCCTCCCACGACAGTCCCCAGGACCCGGGCCCCGTGCCCAACAGTCTCCTTCAGGTGCCGGGGTTTATCGACCAGGTGATGGAGCATTGCCTCAAGACGGCCCCGCACCCCAATCACGTCATGGCGTTCTGCGGGGCGATGGCCCTTCAGGCCCTTCTGGCCGGGCGCAAGGTCCGCGACGAGGCC